AGTCCATTGTCCGCAAGGTCTTCGATGATAGAACTCGCGCCGTTCTGTGATTGATACTTAGCTGCGCCTAGGCGCGGGTCAATGAGCCGGTCCAGTATGTCCTCCTTGTCGTCTGATTCTAGTTGGACGATTAGATCAACGTAGTTCTTAATGCCATAGCCTAGTCCCTTGCTGCCGTCTCCACCCGCCCATTTACCGCCGTGCCACTTGGCCCAGTCTCCCACGTTGCAGTCGGGCCACTCACGATAGACGTAGTAGGTCTCGCTCTCATCCACGGCTATCCAGCACATAAACCAGTTCTTCCTACCGGCGGGGTCTAGCACCATGTAGCGCGTTACATTCTCACGCGGTATCTTGTCATGGGGTATGACATTGACTTCCCTAGAAAACATAGGGAAGCGAGTAGATGCACTCTTGGTTGGAACCCCGTAGGCTCTGGTTAGGACTTCTTCTTCGCCCCTACCTTGTAAGTCCTGAGCAATGCGATCATAGCCACCAAACGGATTGTCCTTTGAATGGAAATAGATAATCGCACTGTTTCCGTTTGCAGCGTGTTGTATAAACGGCACTGGTCGGTCGTTAAGTAGCTCTGCCAGCTTTGTCTCAACAGTCTTTGCTTTCTCAAGGTAGTCTCGCACCACCTCCGTGTAACCGTCAATCGGAGTGAACGTAACAATGATTTTGGCATTACGGGTAGCCAATCGAAAACGCAGAGTGCGTAATAGCTCAGGGCCAATGAGATATTCATCGCACCAAGCACCAAGATTGAGCCACACCGGTTCACGGCTACCCAACTCCGCACCTTCCAGAATAGTATCGTTGTTAAGAAATTGAGCATAAGTTTTGAAAATGATGTGGCTCTTGGTCCCCGGCAGGATGAGACTACTCTTTGAGAACCCGTTCTTCCGCGTGTAGCTGATGTTCTCTTCAGCACTAAGTGTTTTTTTCCTAAGCTCTTCGGGGAGTGCATCGTAGATGGCGCATTGTTGTTGGCGAATTGACACGTCCGCGTTCTGCGCGAAGCACATTATAACGCTACCGGGATTGTCCATTGCAGCCTTAACTACGGCTGTTGCTGCCCAAGTCGTCTTAGACGATCTATTGCCGCCGCTCACAAGTAGTTCATTGAAAGACTCTAACAAGTCCTCTGCCTTCTTCCAATGAGGAAGCTTGAACCCATACCTGTAAGGATCGCGCACACTATTCTCTATTGCCTGATGATAGATGTCGTAGAGAGAAGCTAGAGCCTCTGGCTGCATTTGCGCCATCTCCTCATTGGTTGGTGGCGCGAGAATGGCGTGTTTCCTCCAAATCATATCTCAACAGCCTCCTTCTGAAGCGCGGCCCTAGCATCCGCTATAGCTTTCATAGCATCCTCCAAGCTAGGCTTCCCGGCCTTGTGCTCTACAACCACCTTGTTCTCCCCTAGAGCCTGCATACCCTTATCCACGGCTATCCCATAGGAAAGAACCAAGTCTCTTATGTTCACCTTAGCCAAAGCATCTGGGTTGTTCGCCAGCATCTCCAGCTTCTGTTTAGCCAACAACCTCAACCCCTCTGCCATCTCAAACCCATCCGCAGCTAACTGCTTGCGCCGCACATCAATAGCCATCTCATGCCGCGCCTTCACCTTACTAATCTGATTGAACGTAAAGCCAGTAGCTTCAGCTATCTCTTCCCAAGTATTCCCTTCAGCTAGTTGCTCTAAGCACAGCATAGCCTTCTTAGGCTCCCTTGCCTCTAGGGTGCGGCAATCACTGTCCACTAGGGAAGCCAACAGGACAGGACTGATATTTTCGCCATTCATACAACTACGTTATTACTACTCAAAAGAATCAAGACATAGAAAGCCAAACAAAAACAATGAAAAAAAGTCTTTCATCGTTATCTCTCGCTTGCGTATGGATTGTAACCAGCCCCCAAAATTTCTGTCAAGCCATTTGTTTACCTGTTCTCCGTTCTCCTTTTAGGAAGGACCATTTAGAATATTTTTTTATGGGGGCGTTCTTACCAATTAAAATTTACCCTACCCCCCCTGACCCGAACCCCCTCCCCCCCTGCCTATTGAGACTGAGTCGCAGTAGCATTAGGCAAGATCGGCAAGCAGATCGGCATCCATTAGCTTATTGAGACCGAATCTCAGCGACCTGGTAAGCGATTGGGGCACGCGTGAAGGGGTTTGATCTAAGGGAAGGTGATGGATTGTGGCGGGCATTGCAGGCGGGCAACCTATAGCTTGCAAGCAATGGCATAAAGGCAGGCTTTGACCTGCATCTAGCGTTGGCCGTTGGCTCTCTTCCTTTGTGTGTGCTCTCTCCCGTTGGTTTGCTCTATCCTTACGGTGTGACGGTGAAGGGGCCGCGCGTTGAGTGCCTCAGCTGAATTTTTATCCGTTGGAGCTGAGTGGCTTACGGCATAGGCTCAACATTTCTTACAATGGAGCTTGTCTTTCGAAAATCGGTTCTTCAATCTCAGCACAGGGGCCAACGCATCACGCTGAGGCCACCAACACACAAAAATATGAAAAAAATCACGATCAAAACCCCTAGCGTATGGGCCACTAGCGAAGGCAAATTCATCACCGACCCAACCTCGATTGGCTTCGGCGAGAAAGATTGCGGCCCAAATTTCCTCTGCCACCCGAACGGCGAGTATTGTGAGCGCATCGAAGCGTTCCGGGTTTGCTTCGCCGCCGTCGATGGCAGCTACAGAAAACCCGCCAAAACCGTAGTCAAGGTGGTCGAGATCATCAAAGAGCGCGGATGCTGGAACCGCGCCGGTGGCGTGACTGACGACGGTATCGTTCGACTTGACGGCATCCAATACCGCCACGCTGGCAGCAAAACATGGTTCAACATCAGCCTGCCTGAAGTCGTGTCGCTGCTCTCGCTGCCCTAGTCAACCCCACATCTTAAAACCCTCAACCCTGCCGACACTCGGCGGGGCTTTGGGGTGTTCGGAAACCATAAAAAAAACACAAATGAAAATCACGCTCACCGGAATTTTCCGGCATTCCAAATTCGTCAAGACTCCGCTTATTACGGATGTGCTCCACCTGCAAGCTTACAAGCGCGGCCAATGGGTTCAACTCGCGTGGAGCGACAAGCCAAGCCGTTATTACGGCATGAGCGAAAGCGGAGTGGTTACAGCGTTCCATTATCCGCGTGCCGTTAGTGGCTTCAACAGTTATTGCTCCGCAGAAAATGAACGCAAGGTTGATGGATTGAAGCAGGACTATTATCAACTTTTGCGGCAACCCGGATATTTGGACGAAAAAAGACTTCACGAAATCACGCGGGCGCGTGACCTTTGGACACAAACGAAAATAGATTTGGGGTGACTAGCCTTTCCCTTTCGTAACACCCTCAAACCTTCACCCCTTTGCCTTGACTCCGTTTATGGGTCAAGGTTTTGAGGTGCCCGGGCATAACGTCCGGCAAATAAACGTTAGGAAAAAAAACACATGAAACTGTCAAAAGATTGCTTAATTGAAAAGATTTGCTCAAAAGACGCAACGCGGGTGGCGTTAAATTCGCCTTACCTTGATATCACCGAAGGAAAAGCCAACCTAATCGGAACAAATGGGCGGGCCATTGTCGTCATCCCTGTAGAGGTTAGCTCAGCAGACACTCAGGGCCACATCCCGATTGACGGTCTGAAGGCGGCGCGTAAGGAAACCAAAGGCAAAGGCGGCGAAATTGACGCAAAGGCTAACGGGGCTTTTCTGCTTAATAACGGGCAAAGCTTCCCGCGTAGTGTTGACGCAACCTTTCCCAATTGGCGTCAAGTTATCCCGGCGGATAAACCTTTTGTTTTTGAAATTGGTTTAAGTGCTAGTTATTTGCTTGATATCGTGCAAGCCCTAGGGGGAGATGGCAACGTCCGATTGAGCTTTACGGGGCCGCAAGACCCGATTATCATTCGGGCAATGGACGGCCCTTTGAAATATGAAACCGGGGCAAAGGCGGTATTGATGCCCGTTCGCATTAGCTAACCAACTCACAAACCAACCCCTTGCCCTGCTCCCGGTTCGCCGGGGCGGGGTTGAGGCGTTGAAAGGGGGCGCAATTGCCCTCTTAATCTAAAAAGACAGGATAAACACAAAATGAAAACAGAAACCGCCGGACACGTCTCCGCCAATAAAGCCGAAATCATTGCTTTGCTCCGTTCCTTTGTAAATCAAAGGCCGGGCTTAGACTTTGCGAACTACGGGGAAATCAAATCTTATCGCTCCGAATTGCGGGGCATTACTCGCCAGCGTGCAGACGCTTTGCAGCTACTCCGTGCCGTTGAACTACGGGAGAGCATAGAGGCAGGCGAATTGATCGCCGCTTTTCCACGGGCCTATTCAGGCCGTTTAGAGCTAACGGAGAGCAAAGGCAAACCCGCTTTGTTCTATTGCGCGGGGCAATACTACCCAACGGAATATCGGGCCTCTGTTTGCGCTGTTCTTTCCTCTGTTTTATGGCATTGGGTGCGGGTTGGCTGTATGCCAAAGGGCCGGTTGGTTCATAACAGCGAAACCGGGGACACGTTTGAACGCTACGGGCCAAAGGATTTGCGGGCCGGGGATTATATCCGCGACTTTTTTAGGCGCGAATTTGGCCGGGGCATTGCTTCCCGTTGGTTTAACTAAAGGCCCAAAACCCAATCAAAAGCCCGCTCCCGTCAATGGGGCGGGCCTTTTCAGTGAAAACACATGAAAAATATAAAAACAGTTAGGAAAATCAGGCGCGGACTTTTCTCCGCTTCACACTCAAACGGGCGGACATTCTTTTTCGGATGCTATTCGAAATGCGTTCAAATGGCCGGAAAAAAAGGGACAGTTAAAGCGTCT